CGACGGTGAAATGAGCGTGTGCTCAGGACGGCAGCCAACACAAACGCGACAAGGGCGCCTTTAGGCGCCTTTCGCATTTTTCCGGGACAGGAGAGATGGAATGAAGCTCTACGCCGAGATCACTAAGATTGACCGCGAGCGGCGCATGGTGTTCGGCTATGCCAGCACCGAGGCGCTCGACAGCCAGGGCGAGGTGGTGCGCAAGGAGGCGATCGAGGCAGCGCTCCCCGATTATATGAGATTCGCCAATATCAGGGAGATGCACCAGCCGTCGGCGGTCGGCGTCGCCAAGGAGGCGGCGATCGACGACAAGGGCCTCTACCTCGCCGCCCGCATCGTCGACGATGAGGCGTGGCGAAAGGTGACCGAGGGCGTCTACAAGGGCTTCTCGATCGGCGGCCGCGTCACCGAGCGCGACACGGCGCAGAAGCACGTCATCACCGGCGTCGAGCTCATGGAGATCAGCCTGGTCGACCGCCCGGCCAATCCTGAGGCGGTGATCGAGCTCTACAAGGCCGCGCCGCGCCCGCCGCAGCAGATCTGGGACTGCGGCAGCGCCGGCCATCGCCACGTGGTCAAGGCCGAGGCGGTCAAATGCATCGAACAGGCGGGCGCGAGCGCGCTCGCCGCGAGGGCCGCGCCGCCGCCCCCTCCGGTTGGCGCGGCCCTCGCTCCGCAAGACGCCGCAGCCGAGGCGCCGCGGGCCGCGGCGCCGGCGCCGCCTGCCGCTGCTCTCGCTGCGGACGCATCACCGGAGCGCGCGCTCGACACCGCGCTCGATCTGCTCGCCAAGGTTGGCGCGCGCCACAGCAAGGCCGATCTCGAGCGCGTACAGAAGCTGCACGACACCGCCGTCGAGCTGGGCGCCGATTGCCCGGCCGCGGCCAAGCGCGCGGCCGATGCCGAGCCTCTGCTGCGTCAGCTCGCCGAGCTCGGCAAGCGTGTCGCCGTCATCGAGGCGCAGCCGATGCCGCCCAAGGGCGTGACCAAGCTCGTCGCCGTCGCCAAGGAGCAGGATGCGGGCGCCGCCGCTGGCGCCGCAGAGACGGTCGACGCTTTCGTCGCGCGGCTTGCGGCGATGACGCCTGACAAGCGCTCGCACGAGCTCACCAAGCTTGCCTTGCGGCTGCCGCAGCGCCTGCCGCGCTGATCCGGCCGATCCAGCAAACGCACCGGGACGCCTAACCGGGCACGAACCTCAGCGCCGCCTGGGCAGCGGCACAGCGCAAATGCCGGCCACTCGCGATCGCGGGTGCTGCCGCTTTCCCATGCCTCCACCGCGGAGGCCACCACGGAGCCCCGACCCATGTACAACGTCACCAAGGAGACGCTTGAGCAGTTCAAGCAGGCGCTCGCCAATCCGAGCCAGGATCTGGCGAAGAGCATCAACCTCGCGACCGGCCTCGTCGCCATCGACCTGCAGGCGCCGGCCAAGAACCTCTATCCGACCATCACGCCGTTGCGCAATGCGATCCCGCGCGTCGGCGGCGGCACCGGCACCGCGACGCAGTGGCGCCAGGTGAGCGCGCTCATCGGCTCGGGCTATGACGCCATGGGCTGGGTCCCGGAGGGCCAGCGCTCCGGCCGCATGTCCTACAGCGCCGCGAGCAAGGCGGCCGCCTTCGTCACGCTCGGCGAGGAGGACCAGCTGAGCTTCGAGGCCGAGGCCGCGGCGCAAGGCTTCGAGGATCTGAACGCCACCATGAGCCTCCGCCTCTTGCAGAAGCTGATGCGCAAGGAGGAATCGGCGCTGCTCGGCGGCAACGCCTCGCTGGCGCTCGGCGCGCCGGCGACGCCGACGCTGTCGGCCTCGGGCTCCGGCGCCACGCTGCCGGCGGCGACCTATTCGGTGATCGTCGTCGCGCTCACTTTCGAGGGCTGGAAGAACGCGTCGCTCGCGGGCGGCGTCGCCACGCGCCAGACCGTGACCGGCGCCGATGGCGCGACCTATGTGCTCAACAGCGGCTCGTCGAACAAGTCAACCAATGCGACGCAGGCTGTCACCCTGGGCCAGACCCTCTTCGCCTCGGTGACGTCGCTGGCCGGCGCCATCGCTTATGCCTGGTATGTCGGCACGGCCGGCGCGGAATCGCTGCAGGCGATCACCACGATCAACAGCGCCGCCTTCTCGGCGCCGCTCGCCGGCGGGCGCCAGGCCGCAACAACGATCACGCAGGACAATTCGTCAAACCCGGCGCTCGCCTTCGACGGCTTGCTCACCGCGGCGTTCAATCCCGCCAACGGCGCCTTCGTCAGCACGCTGCCGACCGGCACCGCCGGCACCGGCACGGTGCTGACCGCGTCAGGCCGCGGCTCGGTCAACGAGATCGACGTGATGCTGCAGTCGATGTGGGACAATTTCCGTCTGTCGCCGACCGTGCTCTACGTCAACAGCCAGGAGCTCAAGAACATCACCAACAAGGTGCTGTCGAACGCCTCGGCGCCGCTCTTGCGCTACAACGTGCAGGGCTCGGGCGATGGCGTGGATCCCTATGCCATCGTCGCCGGCGGGACGGTCGAGTTCTATTTCAATCCGTTCTCTGTCGACGGCGGCACCAAGATCCCGGTCAAGGTCCATCCCGACCTGCCGCCCGGCACGATCATCGGCTATAGCGAGCATCTCCCGGCCGCCTACCAGTCGAACGAGGTGCCTAACGTCGCCGAGGTCAAGACGCGGCGCGACTACTACCGCGTCGACTGGCCGCTGCGGACGCGTCAGCGCGAGGTCGGCGTCTATGCCGAGGAGGCGTTGGCCATCTACGCGCCCTTCGCCATGGGCGTGATCACCAACATCGCCAACGGCTGAGCTCGACGAACGGCCGGGCGGCGCAATTCCGCCCGGCCGGCGGGCTCTTTCCGACCGCAAGGAGGGAACATGACGAAGCTCAAGGCGCCGCAGAACGCCGGGCCCGTGCATTGGCGCGGCAAGGTTTACGACATCCGCCGCGACGGATCGGCCGTGGTGCCTGACGAGGCGGCGGTGGCACTGCGCGCGCATGGCTTCATGCCGTGGCGCGAGACCGACGCGGCGCGGACGAAGCGGGAGGGCTGAGCCATGGCTGCAGGCGACCTCACGACGCTGGCCAACGTCAAGGCGTGGTTCTCGCCGCCCTTGACGACGACCGCGGACGACGCGCTGCTCGTGCGCCTCGTCACCGCGGCGAGCCAATACATCCAGAGCTGGCTCGGGCGCCAGGTCGCGTCGCAAGACTATACCGAGACGCGCGACGGCGCCGGTGGGCGGAAGCTCGTTCTGGCGAACGCGCCGGTGACCGCCGTCGCCACCCTAAGCATCGACGGGATCGCCATCGCGCCGGCGCCAGGACCCACTGCCGCCGGCTATATGTTCAGCGCGACGACGATCTATTTGCAAAGCTATCTCTTCACGCCCGGCTGCCAGAACGTCGCGGTCGCCTATACCGCGGGCTACGCGGTGACGCCGCCCGAGCTCGAGCAGGCCTGCATCGAGCTGGTGGCGCTGCGCTACAAGGAGCGCGACCGCATCGGCCAAGTGTCGAAGAACCTTGCCGGCGAAGTCGTCTCCTTCACGCAGAAGGACGTGCCGTCCGACGTGCAGACGGTGCTGGAGCAATACAGGCGGACTTTCGCGCCATGATCGCGGCGGAAGTCATCGGCGCCGACGCCGTCGCCGAGCGGCTGCGCTCGCTGCCGATACGCATCGCTGCGCGCCTCGCTGCTGCCATGGCCGGGCTCGGCCTCGAGCTGGGCGACCGGGTGCAGGCGAGCATGGCGGCGAGCGGCATGCGGAGCCGCAGCGGGCGCCTCGCGCAGGCGGTCGAGGTCGCGGCCGACGACAGCTCCGTGGCCGCCACGATCGACACGGATGCCGTCCCTTATGCCGCGATCCAGGAATATGGCGGCACGACGCGCGCGCATGTCATCGAGACGATCAACGCCGCGGCGCTCCGCTTCGAGATCGGCGGCCGCACGGTCTTTGCCAGGCGCGTGCTGCATCCGGGCTCGATCATTCCGGCGCATTCCTTCTTGGCCGCGGCGCTGGCCGACCTCGCGCCGGTTGCGCAAGAGGCCGTTGCGGACGCGGCTTTCACGGAGGCGCAGGCATGAACCGCGAGCCGATCTACAGCGCGCTCTTCGCCACGGTGTCGGCGGCAGCGGATTTCGTCACCGCCAGCCGCCGGCTGCGCCACTGGAGCGATGTCGGGCCGGCGGAGCAGCCGGCCTTGTTCCAGGCGCAGAAAAGCGAGACGGCGCGGCGGACGCGGGGATTGCCGCCGCGCTGGACGCTCGAAGTCGACCTATTCATCTACGCGCAGGCGACCGACGAGCTGACCGCGCCGGCGAGCGTGCTCAACCCGCTGCTCGACGCCATCGAGGCGGCGCTGGCGCCCGCCGGCGCCGACCTCGGCACCGGCGTGCAGACGCTGGGCGGCCTCGTCTCGCATTGCTGGATCTCCGGCAAGATCCAGACCGACGAGGGCGTGCTCGGCGGCCAGGCCGTCGCCATCGTGCCGATCGAGATCGTGGTGGGCGGATGACCGAGACATCTCCCTTTAACCGTATGCGACGGCTGCATGAGCGCGGGCCGCGCTCGCGCGGCCTCGTGGTCGATTGCGACGGTGTCGCCTTGGGTCCACAGATGACCCTCGTACGCCGCAGCGGGATGGGCTACGAGTGCGTCGATGCACATAGTCTCATGCGTGTGGCGCGGATCGTCTTCCGCGCAGACGCGCAACTCGGAAAGCTGCCGCGGCTGCTCGGAGCCATAGCCGGCGCGCTCGAAACCGGCGACCTGGTCAAGGCACAACTCCTCGGCCTCGAAATACCCATCGGCGACCTCGACGATACGCAATTGGCGAAGCTCGCCGCCGCGGCTGAGCTGATCAAATCCGGGTTCGACCCGAGCCAGCCGCGCGATGAGCGCGGCCGCTGGTCGAACGGCGGCGCCGCGACCGGTGATGCCGAGGCGACACCGGTGCAGATCGCCGACGCGAGCGATGGCGTGAGCGACGCCGGCGGCATTCTGCCTGCGGTAGCCAACGGTCAAGGTCAGGTGAACGGCGCGGCCGCGGCGACGATCGCGCCGTCGGCGCAGCGCAGCGGCAATGTGGGCGAA